AGCGTGGCGTTGGTACACAGCGCCGCAGCGGTCGGGATTGCGCCCTGCGCTGGCTGGCCGGTGGAGCGCCACATGCTGCACATGCGGCCCGCCGTTTGGTTGGCAAGGTTGCCTTTATCCAGCACGATGCGGCTGGAGTTGGTCGCCAGTGCTTTGACCAGCTGGTCGCGGTTTTCGATTGCCATTCTTCAAAACTCCAGAGTGAGATGTAGCAGGGGCACGGTGCCAGCCTTGGCCGTGGTGGTGAACCACACCCACGACCCGGCAGGGATCGTGGCGACGGTGAACGCGGCGACCTCGTTACCTGCCGTGGTGCTGGTGACCACCGAGCCGCCCGTGACAGCCTCGGTTCCCGCAGCAGACACGTCGGCAGCAAAGCGCACGCTGTAGGTCACGCTGGGGCTTGCCGTGGCCCCGGGCAGCGACGCACGCAGCTTGGTGAGGGTCAGGGGCTTCGTGGTGTAGAACAGCGGCACACGCTCGCTGCTCGTCGGGTCGGGCAGCGAAAGTGATTTCGAGTTGACGCGCCCGATCAGCGCCTTGATGTCGGCACCGACGGCGTTCACCAAAGCGACCAGACGGGTCTCAAGCGACATGGCTTAGGTCTTAGCGGTGGTGTAGGTTGCGACCAAGTTGGCGTCGGTGTTACCGAGCGCGGTGGTGATCGCCGTCACGTCGGCTGCAGCGGCAGCACTGATGTTGCTCCGCGCCTGTGCCTGCTGCGGGGCAGTGAAGGTCTGCACCGCATCGACGCGGACCCGGTTACCGAGGCCCGTGGCGATGGTGGCGGCAAAGTTCGGGTCGTTGCCCAGCGCGGTGGCAAGCTCGGCGAATGTGTCGAGTGCCGCAGCCGCGCCGTTGGTGAGTTCGGTGCGCAGCCCCGCAATGGCAGCGGTCAGCTCGTCAAAGATTTTGTCAGCGGACCAAGTGACGGTCGTCGCGCCGTTACCTGCCGTGTCGTTGATCGACACGCCGCCGCCCAGCGCGGTTTGTGCGATACCCATCACCTCGTTGATCGCCGCGACGAGGTTGCCCTTTGTCGTGGTGGACAGCGAGGCAAGGTCGCCGCGTGCCAGACGGGCAGTTTTGATGTCGTCGCCAACGGCAGTAGCCAGTGCGACAAGGCGAGCTTCGAGTGTTGCCATGGTGGCTCCTTCGGTTGGTTAACTTTTCGCCAGGATGTAGTAGGCGAGTGGATCGGGATTCAACGTGTCGGGTACATAGAGCAGCGAGTCGCCGCCTAGGCGCAGGCGGTTTGATGCGTCGGTGCTGATGCCGCCAGCCGGCCCAGCCGGCCCAGCCGGCCCAGCCGGCCCAGCCGGCCCCGCGTCGCCTTGTAGGCCACGCGGACCTTGGACTGCCGCTTCAAGGATTTCGAAGTTTGTCTCAGACGCCAGCAGGACTTCGAAACTGGTGTCGGGGACAACCAGTGTTTCAAGGCCATCGACGGTGAGGGTTTCAGCCACGAGTCACCTCGGGGGTGACCGTTACCGAGCCCTTCATCGCCCGCTTGATCTTCCCGTCCGGATAGACGAGCTCGAGGTCGTAGACGCCCGTCGTCCAGGTGAATGCTTCGCTCTGCGCAGCGGGCACGACAATTTCGATCGTGCCCGCTGCGCCGCCCAGGACGACGCCGCCGTTCTCGGTGGTCAGGCTCAGCAAGACCACAGGGTCTGCGATGCGCGCACGAACCTGCATACGAGCCGTGCAGCCTGTCAGGTCAACGAGCGTGCCTTCAGAGACGTCGGTGACCCCTGCGCGCCATGTCCCGAGTTTTGAATAGTCGGACCCCTGGTCGATCTTCAGGTTGAGCTTGAACGTCATCAGAGACCCCCATACACGACCGCGCCGGCGCTGTGCCGCGCACGGCCCTGTTCTTTCTCAGCCTCCGCGCAATACACGCGGAACTGGTTCTCGTACTCGGCGGACTTGCGGGCGCTCGGTGTCGTGGATGCCGTACGCCTTGTGCTTGACCCACTTGAGCAGCGCCAAGTGGTGCTGCTCGTCGATCTCGAGCTCGTCACCCTTCTCGACAGTGACGGGTAGGCGGAACGTCTCCAGCGCCACGGTGACGGGCAGCAGGGGTGACGGCCACGCGCGCAGCATGCCCTTCTCGATGCCGGACACGAGCGCCTTGAGCGTGCCGACCCGGCCGTCAAAACGGATGCCGTAGGTGTCGGCCTTCTCCTGGGGCACGAGCTCGACGAGGCACCCGGTGGTCACGTCGGTGGCCTTGCGCAACTTCAGGATGCGCTTGTCGATGGCGTACCACTCGGTGCCTGGTACGACCGTCAGAAAAAAGCTGCGCCCATCCTCGATACCCTCAGTGAAGCGGCAGAACATCTTCTGCGCCTCGTCGATGTACGTGTACACCAAGGCGTCTGAAATGAGGTACGGCTCCGCCGTGTCGAAGAACTCGGCACGGAAGACGTTGCGCAGCTGTGTCGAGTCCATTACACGGCCTTGTCAGCCTGGAACTTGGCCCAGGTGGCGTCGCGCTCTTTGGCGTCAACATCCCAGCCCAGTTCTTTGGCCAGGGCTGCGGCATGGGGTACGCCGGTGCCGGAGAAGTCGCCGCGCTTGTTGCGCAGGGCGAGGACCTCGAAGGCAGCGAACAGGGCGGTTTCGCGCTCTGCGGGCAGGCGAGGCTCAGAACCTTCCTTGACCGGCTCTTCGGGAATTTCCTCGGCAGGCACGCAGCCGCGAGCGATCAACTCGGCGTGCATCTGCGGAGGACAGAATGTGGGTTCGCCCTTCTTGAGCTCGACCGAGCGGCCAGAGACAGAAGCGACAGTCATGCTGAATGGTGCGATGTAGTCCATGATTTTCTCTGTTGGGGGTTTAGATAAAAGGACGGGCCTGTTTAGGCCCGTCCTTACTGGTTCAGTTCAGCCAACCTCGTGGGTTAGCTGACCTGGACTTCGCTGGTGCGGCCATCGATCGTGTACTGCACACGGATGCGCAACTTGCCTGCAGTGGCCGTGGCGGTCAGGCCGGCGGTGGTCAGCCGGATGTTCTGGCCGTTGTTGGAGGCCAGGACTTTGGTCAGCAGCAGCGGGATGCGCGTGCCGGCCACAGCGGCGTCGAGGTCAGTCGATGCCAGGTAGCAGGCGGTGTCGCCGGTCACACCCAGGATCAGCGTGGCGCCAGCGCCGATGCCCACGAAAGCCTGCTCGACGATGACTTCACCACCGGTGATGACTGCCCCGACCGGCAAGGGGATCGCGTCGAACACCACGCCCGTGCCAGCCACGAGACCAGGCTCCAGCGGGTCAGTCGAGTTGGCGACGGTCGAGCCGAAGGTCGTCTTCACCAGGGTGACAGAGTCTTGGACCCACTCGTTGAAGACGAGCGAGAACTCAGCAAACAAGGGGTACTGGGCAGAGCGAGAAGCTAGTGTTTTCATGTGGGTTTCTCCTTACTGGGCCACGTAGCACGAGATCACGCCGAAGTCTTCGACTGCGTTGTTCTCGTAGATGTTGCCGAACTTGGGCTTCAGGAAACCCAGGATCTTGCCGACGGCGATCGCCTGTGAGTTCTTGAAGTCGAAGTCTTCTTCGTTCCACTCGGGCGCGCCCAGGTCGGCCATGCCGAGTGCCTGAGAGCCGCAGAACAGAACCTGGCAGCCGTCGATCAAGCCACCCGCGCCGTACTTCGAGCCGCTGGCTGCGCCAGTGGTGTTGGGCACGTGGCGGAACTCATGCAGGTAGATGCCGTCGATCTTCACGCTGTCGCCGGAGAACAGCTTGTCGTTGACGCTGGTGTTCTGGCTGTAACGCAGGTTGGCGTTGTAGTCAGGGTCCTGCTTCAGCTTGGCCATGGCCTGGGGGGTCAGGAAGGCGTGGAACGTCTCCTGACCGCCTTCGCCACCGACGCCACGGATGTAGCGGTCTTTGGCATAAGCCTTCAGCTGCACGAACATCTTCCAGCCGGGGAAATCGGTCGCAGTCACAGCGGCGCTGGTGTTGTTGCCGGTCAGGCTGGAGTGCAGCACGCCGGTGGTCGCGTTCCAGCGCGTCATGCGGCGGGTGGAGGGGGCGGTCACGTCAGCTGCGAACTCCAGGTGCCGGAGGTCAGAGCCGATACGGGCGGCGCCGTTGGGCTTGAACTGGTAGCCGATGCCAGCCAGCGTCTGGAACGCCATCTGGTCAATACGGTCGGCCAGCCAGTAGCTCAGCACGTTCTTGGAGTTGTCGCGGAAGCTGACGATCGACTTCTGGTCGGCCATCTTGCCTTCGTGGCGGTTGGCGTGACGCAGCTGGTCGATGCGGATGACCTGCTCGAAGGTCTGCATGCCTTCCTCGTTGCCGACCAGGGTGCGGTCGCCGGCCACACCGTCGCCCTGCAGGTCAGCCAGCAAGGTGATAACAGCGCGTGCGCCTTTTTCCGACGTCTTCAGCGACGTGATGTGCTGAATCATCGAGTTCGTGCCCGAACCGAGGAATTTGTTGATGAACGACTGGTTGCGTGCGTTCTTCCACAGGTCCATCGACCAGATGGTTTTCTGCTCATTGGTGAGCAAACCGAAGTTGGTAAGCATCTCTGCTCCTTTGTGACAAATGACAAGACATGGCCTGCTGGCCCCATGTCGTGTGTCGTCACGACCAACGAGTGCGGAGCGTGTCGTGCCCCAATCGGTGCTCGAATGATAATCTATTTTCGAGCTTAGAG